CGATTATCACCAGTCGGAGCAGGCTCACCACGATCAACACTCTACGGCGGCGCAGGCTATACCTATTCAGGAGCAACTCCTGGCGGTACTCCGGCTGCTGAATACGCTTCCGGACTCGAAGTCGACCTCTCCTCAGCAACAGCAGCAACAATCAACCAATTACGACAGTCATTCCAAATCCAAAGACTGTTAGAAAGAGACATGCGCGGTGGAACAAGATATACAGAAATCCTCAGATCCCACTTCCGGGTTATCAGCCCAGATTCACGTTTACAACGGCCTGAAATTCTTGGCCTCGGTTCTACCCGAATTAATATCCATCCTGTCGCCCAAACTTCCTCCACTGATGCGACTACTCCTCAGGGTAATCTCTCCGCATTTGGTACGAGTAGTGCAAGCGGAATTGGATTCAATAAGTCTTTCACTGAGCACGGAGTCATCATCGGACTCGCTTGCGCGAGAGCAGACCTCAACTATCAAAGAGGTTTAAATAAAATGTGGTCACGCCAAACCCGGTATGACTACTACTGGCCGGCCCTTTCACACATAGGAGAACAAGCTGTACTCAATAAAGAAATCTACACTCAAGGATCTGCCGGAGCAGGAGCCGACGACGGCGTTTTCGGATACCAAGAACGCTACGCCGAATACAGATACAATCCGTCGATTACAACAGGCCTTTTCCGTTCAGGAGTTACAGTATCTCTCGATAAATGGCATCTTGCGCAAAAGTTCACGTCCCTCCCAGCGCTTAACGCTACCTTTATTGAAAGCTCTACGGATATTGATCGGGTGATTGCAGTCACCTCACAGCCAGCTTTGCTGTATGATCAATACATTAAGCTCATCACCGCCCGGCCGATGCCTACTTACTCGGTGCCTGGCATGATTGATCACTTCTAATGTTTGGATTAGGCGAATTCCTACTTAATCCAGTCGCGGCCGTTACCTCTCAAGGCGTTGAGAGAACAACTGGCCTAAATCAAACTCAACAATACTCCCTCGGCGCTGCCGGGGGAGCAGGCATGGCAGCATACGGCGCATATGGCGCTGGCGCTGGCGTAGCGGGCTCTACAGCCGCTGGCGCTGGTACAGCAGCCTCCGCTGGTTCCAGCTCAAACTGGGGCCAATACGTGCTTCCAGCTGCCACTGCCTACCTTGGTTATAAAGGAACCCAAGATACAAACGCTCAAAATGCTGAACAAGTTAGCCAACAAATGGACTTCCAGGAAAGAATGTCAAATACCGCCCACCAACGAGAAGTAAAAGATCTAGAGGCCGCAGGCCTTAACCCAATACTCTCAGCTCAAAAGGGCGCATCAACACCTTCCGGAGCATCCACTACAATGGCTAACCCTGTACAATCAGCTATTGCAACAGCTATGGAATCAAAGCAATTACAGGAAAGCATAAGCATGAATTCAGCCAGCAAAGGACTAATGTCAAAACAAGGCGACGCAGCCTCAGCATCAGCCCGAGCATCTGACGAACACGCTCGCACACTTAAAGCTAATGGCGATTTAATACGCGCCGGATTACCTCAAGCTCAAGCAACTGGCGAATTCTACAGAAAATATGGCGAAAAGGCCATAATGGCCGACAAACTTATAGGAGCAACTCAAGGTTTACTTGGCATAGGCACCACTGCACTCGGCATGGGTGGCCTTATCAAAAACCTTAAGAAATCTCAACAACCACAACAACGCGAAGACAACCATATGGAACGCTTCGAATGGCAACAACAACCCATAAAATTAAAGGATAACTAAATGTCAACAAGACCAAAAATCTCATCAATGTACGACGAAACAAACTACGGACCAGAATCAAACAAGAAGCCCGGTAAAACCATGGCACAACAACAGTTCCAAGCCGAATGCGATATAAATAATATAATGAAAAAATTCGCAGCTACAGGCTCACTAACTCACGTACAATCCATGGAAGCTCAATACGGGGACTTCTCTAACGTAGGAAACTACCAACAAGCACACGAGGCCGTAATGGCCGCAAAAGATTCTTTTATGAATCTACCAGCTCAAATCAGAAAGGAATTTGACAACGACCCAGTAAAATTAATGACCTTCTTGCAAGACGACAAGAACCGCAAACGCGCGGAAGAAATTGGTCTAATAGCAGCGAAGCTTCCGTCCGCGGAAGATTTGCAAGTGCTGACTCCAGCACAGGCGGCTACGCCGCCCCCTGTCACACCACAAAAATAATACGCGACATAACAGTAACGCAACAATATAACTATCTCAAGGGGGCAATTAAGCCCCCTTCTAAATAAAGGAGGACCATGTGTCCAAAATGCAAAAAACGAAACGCATCAGCCGCAAGGCGGCAAAAGAAATACAGAGAGAAACTCAAACTATCGAAAGATGGCTCGATCTCTCCCAACCAGAAAAAAACGTCTTAGACACGTTAATTCAAAACACAAAAAATCCACAAGAAGGACTCATTGTCCTTCACAACCTTAAACACTACACATTAGCAAGATTAGGAGCTTAAAATGTTAAAACTATTCACAATTCGCGATATCAAAGGAAACTCATTCTCACCGCCAGCAGCCCATCCAACAGTCGGCCTTGCCGAACGATGGTTAAAAGAGCTGGCAACAGACCCAAATACTCAAATCGCGAAATATCCCGAAGACTTTAGTCTTCTCCAAATCGGCGAATTCGATCCGAATACCGCCACCATGACTTCACAACACCCTGTGTTAATCATGGAAGCAATCGCAGCAAAAAACACCTAGACCTAGGTGGGCATAATACTCAACCCTTGTTGTAATTATGCCCACTGACACCAAGTCAGTGTAAAAAACAAAAAACAACTAACAAAAAAATCAGAAATGAGGCACCATGTTACTAAAGGAGGCATATGAAACGCTCAAAAATGTCATCAAGTCATTCACGCAAAGATTTCAAACGAAAATCTGGCACATTAAAGAAAAACATTACACCAGCACCGATGCGAAACGGCATCAGACTGTAGAGGAAAACGTGCCTTGTTACAGCCCCCGGATGGTCTCCTTCGACCGAGAAGGCAAAATCTGCTTCTCACCTAAACGCTTTAACAAGGAACTCGTTCCCTTTAAAGTACCCTGCGGCCAATGCATAGCTTGCCGCTTAGAATACTCCAAACAATGGGCCGTAAGATGCGTCCATGAAAGCGAAATGTATGAAAAATCTTCTTTCATTACTCTTACTTATGCAGATCCTCATCTACCTAACGATAGCAGTCTCTATCACTATGATTTTCAACTCTTCTTTAAAAAACTCCGAAGGAAATATGGCGATGGAATCTCCTACTTCATGTGTGGAGAGTACGGCGAGCTCAACAAACGCCCTCACTACCACGCCTGCATATTCGGAGTCGACTTTGACGATAAAATCGAAATCGGAAAAAACGACCAGGGAGACAGTCGATATCAATCAGGAACTCTCGACGAACTCTGGGGAAAAGGAAGAACAGAACTCGGATCAGTAACATTCGAGTCGGCCGCATACTGCGCCCGCTACGTCACAAAAAAAATAACTGGGGATGCTGCCCCATCTCACTACGGAAACCGAAAACCTGAATATGCGAAAATGAGTACGAAGTACGCTATCGGAAAAAAATGGCTGGAAAAATACTACGAAGACATATTCAATCACGGAAAACTCATCATCCGGGGCGGCATTCAAACTTCAATCCCACGTTACTACGAAAAATGGCTTCTAAAAAATCATCCCGAAATATATCAGGATTACAAAAAGCGCAGGGCCGCATTTATACCAACACCAGACCAAATTGCGGATAATACACCTCAGCGCTTGCGCACAAAAAGCCGTTACCATAAACTAATTATCAAAACATTAAAACGCCCTCTTGATTCACAAGAGGCTTAAACCCGAAAGGAAAAACAATGTCAGTACAACACCGCAGTAGTCACTTTGCACAAGTGCCATCTGCCGAAATCCCTCGATCACAATTTGATCGATCAGCAGGTCTAAAGACCACAATGGAGTTCGATTATCTCGTACCCATTTATGTGGACGAAGTCCTACCTGGAGACACCTTCAATCTCCGGCTAACTTCATTCGCGCGTCTCGCGACCCCAATCACTCCAGTAATGGATAACATGTACATGGATTACTTCTTCTTCTTTGTACCTAACCGCCTTATTTGGCAGAATTGGCAAAAATTTAATGGCGAACAAGAAAATCCCGGAGACTCGATCTCTTTCCTTGTACCTCAAATCCCGGCTCCGGCAACTACAGGGTGGCTTACAGGATCACTCTACGATTATTTCGGAGTACCAGCAGGCACTGGCCTTAATATCACAGGGTTTAGCGTCAATAACTTACACGGCAGAGCATATAATCTTATCTGGAACGAATGGTTCCGTGATCAGAATTTACAGAATTCAGTCACGGTCGATAAAGGTGACGGACCAGATGATCCAAACGATTACGTCTTATTAAAACGAGGAAAACGACATGACTACTTCACGTCCGCGTCAATCGCTCCACAAAAAGGTGCAGCTGTTACTCTTCCCCTTGGAACCACAGCACCCGTTGTCGAAAACGGAGAATTTCGATTATCACCAGTCGGAGCAGGCTCACCACGATCAACACTCTACGGCGGCGCAGGCTATACCTATTCAGGAGCAACTCCTGGCGGTACTCCGGCTGCTGAATACGCTTCCGGACTCGAAG